TTATCAGCCAGAATGTAATTTCAACACCAAATCTCACAACTGCAAGGGTTAAGTCTTTCATCGAAGAAGAGCTGAACGTCACAATCGTGATTTATACAAAGCAGTTCAAGAAAGAGGACGGCACAGCTGCTAAATTCTATCCCGACAACATGGTTATGATGATTCCGAGCGGTGCGCTTGGTTCAACATGGTACGGAACAACTCCAGAAGAGCGCACACTTATGGCAGACAGTAATGCGAATGTTTCTATCGTGAACACAGGCGTAGCGGTTGCGGTAACAAAGACCTCCGACCCTGTAAACACCAAAACAACCGTTTCTGAAATCGTTCTGCCGTCATTTGAGCGCATGGATGAGTGCTACGCAATGGAGGTTGCATAAAAATGACCTACGACCACGCTGTGACAGCGTTCGGGAAATATTATCCTGCCGGTGCGGAAGTACCGGCGGAAGCTCCCGAAACGGCTAAGAAAAAGCCCGAAAGAACACGAAAAACCGACAAGGAGAGCAAAGAATGATTACTGCACAGCTGCTTGAACAAGCCGGAATTTTCACCGATGCCGATTCAACGGATTGCCTTTGGGCAGAATCGGGGATTGACTGGATAACGGCAAACACAACGCTGAATCCGGACAAAAACAATCCGGAAACGATAATAAATCTTCCGGCAGGAGCGAAGCTGTTCGTGCGTGAATATGCCCGTATTGCAGGACAGAGCGGCATTGCATCCGAAAGCATTGAGGGACTTTCACAGAGCTTCACAACGGATTCTGTGCAGTCACAGCTTAACGCTCTTGCACTGGCACTCATGCCGGACTATTTTTCAGCGATAAGATTTATTCCGAAACAGCAGCAGTGGGATTACCGCCCTCACGGAGGTGAGATTTATGAGTAGAAAGCTTGAACCAATTCGCCCGGAGGAACAGATTATTCCACCGAAAAAGGCTGAAAAGACCGCTAAGGAGGAACAGAATAATGGGCGCAGAGTACACAACAAAAAAGAATCTGATTCCGAAAATGCTGAAAAAAGCGAGACAGCTTGACGGTAAATCCGTTGAGGTTGGTGTTTTTGGCGGTGATTATGCCTATCTTGCAGGCATTCACGAATACGGTTGCAGAATCAAGGTTACTCCGGAAATGCGTGCATTTCTGCATTATCACGGCATTCACCTGAAAAAGGAAACACAGGAAATTGTCATTCCGGAGCGTTCGTTTATTCGTTCCGGATTCGATATGTACCATAAGGATGCGATTGATTATTTCGATAAGGTTTATGGGGAATATCTTGTTTCCAGACAGCACCCTGAGACAATCCTCAAAAACACAGGCAAACTGCTTGCATCGAAAATCAAACGTTATGCCCGTGCCCTTAAATCACCGCCAAAATCCAAAGCAACAAAAATTCTCGGTGCAAAAAGCAAAAATCCCCTTGTTGAAACAGGCGCAATGATAGCACATATAACCTACAGAATCGGGGGAAATGAATGAGCGGACGTTATTTTAATTTTGACCGTCTCGTGAAGAAATACAGCCGTCCGGTAACGCTTCATATCAGGCAAAAGGGCAGTTACAGCGGCGGTATTTATCACGAGGGCGAAGAGGAAACTGCGGTGATTGCAGGGGCGGTTATTTCAATGAAAATGCAGTCCGGCAACAACAGCGGTGGGAATTATTCCGCTGAGGATAAGCACCTTTACACGCTGTCACCGATACCTCACGCACTGGAAAATGTAACTGTTGAATTTGACGGAAAAATGTACACCGCCACAGTTGACCGTGATAGCGGAAATGAACCGTTTACAGGCGTTTACGTCTACTATCTCAAATGGATAAAGCCCTTTGATTCGGAGGTGAACAGAGATGCTTGCACGACCTGAAACAGAAGCGGAAATCGTTGCGCTTCTGGAAGAATACACCGGATGCACGGTTGTCCTCGCAAACCAGACATCACCTATGCCCGAATATCCATACATTTCGTACACGATTACAACCCCTGTTCACGCTCAGGGTGGAACATACTGCATTACGGACGGAGAATATTATCTTCCTATGTTGCAGACATGGAGCTTCACTGTGCAGTCGGGAGATTACAACGAATGCATGAAAAAGGGTATGCGGATGTATGATTTTTTCGCACAGGGCGGAATTGAAAAGCTTCAAAAAATCAACGTTGCGGTAAGCTCAAAAACAAACCTTACATCAAGGGATAATTTCCTGACGATACGATACGAATATCGTTGCGGAATGGATGTTGTTTTCCGCCTGCCACACATAGTTGAAATGACGGACGGAGAAATAAAAAATGAACTCATGCACATCAGCATGAACGGAAAGGAAGTAAATTAATGGCATTATCTGACGTGACTGTAAAAGTCAATTTAGCCCAGCGCACAGGCGTTGAATCGGACTGGTTTCCACTTTTTGTAACACTTAAGGTTTACAATAAGAATCAGCCCCTTGCGCAAATAGAAAGCTCCGACTACACCGAATGCACAAGTCTACAGGAGCTTGTTGAGCTGCTTGCACCATACAGCAGCACCGACACCTACAAGGAGAAAAAAGCAAAGCAGGAGCTTGTAAAGCAGACCCAGATTTACAAAGCTGTCGAAGCTATGTACAATCAGGATGACCACCCGAATAAGTTTGCCGTTATCGTCCGCAACGACAGCGGTTCAGGCAATACAGGTGGAGCATTTGACAGTCTCATCGAAAAGATTGACCCCTATCTTGACAGAGAGTGGAGACAGCTTGTTCTTACAGACGGATTTGAGAGCATTACAGACTGTTTCAAAATGGCTGATTACATTGAGCATCTCGAACAGCGTAAGCTTGTATTCTTCACAGCAAATTCAAGTGCAACAGTCAGCAATGTAACAGTTGATGACGAGCAGTATTCGCTTACTGATTTTACCCGAACAATCTGTGTTTATGTCAACACAAAGAATCAGTATGCTCATGCGGCAATTGTAGGCGCAACAGCCGGAAAAACTCCCGGAAGTGTGAACTACAGAAACGTGATTCTGAACGATATCACGCCGTTTTCAGTTACGGCTGATGAGCTTGAAGAACTCCACGCAAAGGGCTTTACGGTGCCTGTTGAGCGTGCCGGCGATACGGTTACATCACAGGGCAAGTCAGCATCCGGAGAGCGTTACATCGACACAATCGACATTGAGGATTATGTTGTGCAGCAGCTTATCTACACCGGACAAAAGGTGCTGAATGTAAATGATAAAATCCCCTACAGCAATGACGGCATAGCCGTGCTTGAAAATGCTGCAATCGGCGTAATGCTTGACTGTTGCAACAAGGGAATGATTGAACAGCTTGACAATGGAGAGTATAACTACAGCGTAAACTTCCCGGGAATTACAGAGGTTTCGGATGATGATATGGCAAACCGTACATACAATCTCGGCACTGTATCATTCACGGCGCAGGGAGCTGTTGACAAGGCAGAAATCACTGTAGAAATGGCGATGTAAGGAGGAAATTTTAAATGAAAAGAGACGGAACGCCTATTGTTTTCGACCCGGCACAGACAACGATTACAATTGACAATGTTTATGTAACGGGACTTGGTGAATCTGCAATATCATTTTCATATTCGCAGGATGCCGTATCAGCCGCAAGCGGTCTTGACGGCGCAACTGTTTTCAAGGTTAACAACGCAAAGCTCGGAAGTTGCAATCTTCCGCTTAAGCTTTCAAGTCCGCAGTTCGACAAGCTGATGAAGCTTGCAAAAAATCACACACTTTTTTCAATCTGGTGTACTGACAAGTCAACAGGCAGACGTGCCGGCGGCAGCTATGCGATGTTTACAAAAGTCCCTGATTTTACAGCAGACGAGAGCGATGTGACATTCAGCGTGATAATTGCTGACCTTGACGTGGGTACGTGCTAAGGGAGAATCGAACAAAAAAATCCGGAAATTTCTTGACAAATCCGGATTGAAATGGTATAATAAAATTAATGAGAGCATACCGGTAAGACGGTCGCTCCCACATGAGTTATTGTTGAAATAACCGCCAGTTTAGAAGCTCTGGGCGGTTATTTCTTTTTATGGCTATCATGAAATATCATGTAAAGGACAGAAACGACAGTAATCAGTAATGAACTGTACTGTATAAGTTCAGACCATGTAACAAAGTGTTCCATAAATATCACCTCCCATCCATCGGAAGTGATGTGTGGGAGTTTGAAATTGACCGCCGTACCGTTTTTTGGTATGCTCTCAATGATATTATACCTGAATATCTGCCGAAAGTCAACAAATTTATTATGCATCCTTGGAAACAAGGGTGCATTTTTTTAAGAAAGGAAAATTGTTATGAAAAAGGGCACAGACAAGACCTACACAGCATCTAAGGAGATTAACGGAGTAACATACCGTGCGCAGTTTAACGGCGTTCGTGAAGCCGTGAGAGCGACACAGCAGTTCAAGACGGACGAGCTTAAGCTTGACGAATATCTGCTTGAAAATGTTATCGTTGAACCGCCCGGTCTGGAACTTGATGATTTTGACGACCTCGCAGAAGCAAGAGAGGTTATCAATTTCGCCGCAAGCGTGATGATGGGACGATTTCGGAACTCATCAGACGAAGCAACAGCTGAGGGAGACAGCGAGAAGTAACTGGGCTGCGTGGAGATTGGTGCTTAATGGTTTTGACTATAAAACAGTCTTTTACTTTATGTCATGGGACGAAATAAATGAAGCAAATGCAGCACTGGATTTGCAGAAAGAAGCACAGCGTGAAGCAATGGAAAAGGCAAAGGCACAGCGTGAAATTAATCAGAAAAAAGGTAGGTGACAGGGATTATGGCACAGCAGCGGAATGTTGTTCGTGAGGACATTGTAAGGCTTCTTTTTGAGGGTTCGGGATTTGAAGAAATTTTACAAGGTGAATCCGCTATGGATAAGCTCCGTGCAAGCGCAGGAAGCACGGGAGAAGCTCTGGACAGTGCCGGTGCATCTGCTGATGTTTTAGGCGGCTCAATGATGGATGTTTACGCAAAATCTGAGCTTTTCGGGAAGATTGCCGATGCCGGGAAAAGCGTTTTGAATGCACTCATGGACTGCACAAATGCGGCAGCAGATTTTGAATCATCCCTAGCGAAGCTTGCCACAATTGCCGATACAAGCGAAAAATCACTGGGTTCTCTTACTGATGAAATACTTTCGCTCTCAAATGAAACAGGTGTTTCGGCTGAATCCCTGACAGAATCTGCCTATCAGGCTATTTCCGCAGGCGTTGACACAGCAAGTGCCGTTGAATTCGTGGCACAGGCAAATGAGCTTGCCGTTGGTGGATTTACTGATACATCAACGGCGGTTGACGTGCTTTCAACAGCCATAAACGCCTACGGGCTTGAAGTTTCGGATGCAGGAAAGCTTTCGGATTATCTTATAACCACTCAGAATCTTGGTAAAACCTCAGTTGATGAGCTTGCCCAAAGCGTTGGTAAGGTTATCCCGATTGCATCCGCATACGGCGTTAAAATGGATAATCTTTCGTCAGCGTATGCAGTTCTTACCGCCGGCGGTATTGCTACCGCAGAAGCCGGAACATACCTGAAAGCGATGCTTAACGAACTGGGTGACAGCGGAAGTACAGTAGGCAAAACTCTTGTTGAGGAAACAGGGCAGTCATTTTCACAGCTTGAAGCGCAGGGCTATTCTCTGGGCGATGTTATGAACGTTCTCGGTGAGAGTGTAGGCGGTGATGCAGGCGCATTCAATGAGTTGTGGAGTAGCTCCGAAGCAGGAGTAGGCGCACTTTCGCTTCTTAATGCAGGAACGGAAAAATACAACGGCGTTCTGAACGAAATGCAAAGCAGTACAGGCGCAGCTTCCGAAGCCTACGAGACAATGACCGGCACGGCGCAGTACGCTCAGGAACAGCTTTCAAATTCGTTCAACAACCTTAAAATCGCTATCGGAAACAGTCTCCTTGATACTTTTGCTGACCTTAACAGCGCAGGAGCTGATGCTCTGGGTTGGATTACGGAGTTTGTGCAGGAGCATGAATCACTTGTAGCAGGACTTACAACCGGAATAGCTGTAGCGGCGGCACTTACTATTGGTGTTGCGGCTATTGGCGTAGCGTATACAGCAGCCACAGTTGCCGCAACAGCATTTAACGCTGCGACCGGAGATATTATTAAAATAATAGGAACAGCCGCAGTTGTTTTGGGAGCGGCGGTCTGGGCGATTTCAGACTATTTTTCCTACGGCGAAGAAGCTGTTGAGGACTATGACGGAACACTCGAAGAATGCAGGAATGAAATAACCCTGACCGAAAAAGCCCTCTATAAGGCAAAAGCCAGATACGGTGAGAATTCCGATGCCGTAAAAGAGCTTGAATCAGACCTTGACACACTCAATAAGCAGTATGAAAAGGGCGGCGGCTATCTGGGCGAGCTTACGGAAAAAGCCAATGCGGCAATTGATAAAATCAACGAGCTGAATGATTCTGTAAACGAACAGTATGATGAGCTTGACAGTATGCAGACAAGCGGATTTCAGGCGGTTTCCATGCTTGAAGCATTGTCCGAAAAGTCCGTTAAAACGAATTCAGACCTTGACCTGATGCAGTCTTACGCCGATTATCTCAATGACACGTTTAACTGCAATATCGTGGTTGATTACGACACCGGAGAACTGACAGGTTTTGACCCTAGTGCGGTGGTTGAGGAGATACAAAGCCAGACACAAGCAAACAGAATCCAGATATCAATGGATTATGTCAGCAATCCTGAGTATATTGACGAATATACAGAGCTTTACAATCAGCTTTTAGCGGCACAGGATAATTACCACAAGGCAACCATCACAAAGGAAAAAGAAGCCGATGCGCTGTATGATGAGTATCTCAACAAAAAGGGAACGGCTCTTGAAGATGCTGCATATCAGAAATATCAGCAGAAGCTTGACGAAATTGCAGCAGCCAAATCAACTGTTGACGACATTCAAGAAGCGTTTGATGAAGCGGATGATGCATTTAAGGAGCATTGTGACACAATTGACGACACAGGCGCAACTTATGAGCTTTTGTCAGAATCAATGAAGAACGGAACGAGTGAAGCAAAGGACTTTTGCAACACTCTCTCCGACACCGAAGATGCCCTTGAATCCGCTGATTCGGTTATAGAAGATTACAAGGCACAGCTTGATAGGCTTGCTGAAAATTACGACGAGGTTTATCAATCCGCATACGAGTGTTTTCACGGACAGTTTGGCTTGTTTGACGAAGCATCCACACAGTCGGAAGAATACCTGAATGCGACTGTAGAAAATGCGCAGAAAGCACTTGATTCACAGGTTGCCTACTGGGAGACCTATTCGCAGAATATCAACACATTAAAGGAAGTCTCAGCCGCTGATTTAGGCGTAGAACAAGAAAATTATGAAGTTTTCATGAGCTACATCCAGTCGGGAACTGAGGAAGCCGCAGGACTAGCCGCAAGCATGGCAAGCTACATCGAGGACGGAAACACCGAAGCTCTGACGGACTTAGTGAACACCTACGCAGAGGTTGACCGTCAACAGCAAGCGGCAGCTTCATCCGTAGCCGACTGGGTAACGGATTTTTCCGGGCAGATGACAACCCTTGTAAGCGAAGCGCAGGATGCAATTGACCAATTAGAGCTTGAAGATGAAGCAAGCACGGCGGCATACAACACGATTTCAGCCTATGCGAACACAATTTTAAGCGGCACATCACTGGTTGTAAGTGCCGTTAGTTCGGTAACAGCAAGTGCCACAGCGGCTCTTGCGGCAGGGGTAGGCGCAGGTGCTGCAACAGTTCAGGGCAATGCATCCGGAACGACTGATTCCGATGATATTTTTATCGCAGGAGAAAAAGGACCCGAGCTGATTGTCGGCAAACAGGGAAGCACGGTGTTCCCCACCTCCGAAACGAATAAAATCATTGATGCCGTGTCGGAAAACTCTGATTTTTCGGGAGGATATTCTCCGGAAAGTAACACGGTTTACAGCAGTTCTTCCGTCACGAACGTTGCACCGATTTTTAACCTTACGCTTAACGGAGACACAAGCAGCAGTAACCGGAAAAAAACAAAACGTTGGATAAAAGAAGCGTTTGAAGATGCAATATCAAGCGCACAGCGATTAAACCCGTCAGCCTATGTAATTTGAGGTATGTGTAAAAATGGCATATATAAATCAGTATTATCTTTTTGTAGATGATGAAAGTGCAAACCGAAGCGTTTCAATTTCTGAGCATCCGGTTGAAAAAGGCATGGTTATAACCGATAATGTTAAGCGAGAACCACTTGAAATAAGCATTTCGGGCATTATTGCAGGAGCTGATGCCGAAACAACAAAGGATGCACTTTACAGTCTTATGAAAAGCGGAAGCTATGTGAAATATATCGGCAGGGAAATAATTTCAAATGCCGTTATTATATCATTTGAGACATCACGCAAGACAGAGCTTGACGGTGGAATGGATTTTGAAATGACTGTCCGTGAAATTCGTGTAGCCCGGAGCGCATATCAGGGCGCAAGCGTGGGAAATACCGTAAAATCAGGCACACAACAGGTTACAAAAAATAACACGACAGTGTATCATACAGTCAAGAGCGGTGACACTCTTTACAGCCTGTCATTGATGTATTACGGCAGTGATTCAGGCTATGTGAAACTGTACAGCAGTAACAAAGAAGCCATAGAAAAAGCCGCCCGAAATGCAGGATATACATCATCGGACGGCGGTCATGTTCTTATTTCGGGAACACAGATTCTTATCCCATAGGAGCGAAGAATGAGAAGCAGAATTGAAATTGACAAAAGCAAAATCCCCTACAGTTTCAGGATTATGCTAGGGGGAAAACCGTTTATTATGGAATGGCATTACAATAGCTCAGGTGACATCTTCACCTGTACATTGTATGATTCAACGGGTAATGTCCTCGTGTGCGGAGAACCACTGATTTACGGTGAAACGATGTTTGCAGACTTTATCCGGGGCGTTGACTTCCCTGCACCGGATTTGATTCCACTGGATGAATCAGGCACAGAAAGCACCGTAACATGGGAAAATTTCGGCGTTACGGTGTTTTTGACTGTTGGGGATGAGAAAAAAGAAGAATAATTATTATCTACTGTTATCACGTTCGATAGCTTCATTAATAGCTCTGTTTATAAATCCATTCAGACTTTCTCCATGATTGGCGGCGTGTTCTTTAATAATCTCTTTTTTGCCTTTAGGCGTTATCAGATTTATTCTATCATAGGATTCTTTAATAAAATTATTTTTATATTTTGTTTCCTTTTCTTTATCCCATACCATTTTATCACCTCCCCTTTTGCATGATTTTATTATATAGCAAAAGTTTATCTTACGCAATATGCAAAATGCACAATATATCTTATGAAAGTTTGGCTAAAATGCCTATTTACATATTGCGTAAGATGTGATATAATAGAATCATGAAAGGAGGGAAAGACAATGGCTAAGCGAACGCCGAAAGGCAAAAAGAAAAGCTCAAATAAATCAGAAGCACTCACAACGTTACTGATTATTCAAGCTTTTCTACAGATAATCAAGATAGCTTACGAGATAATCAAAGAGCTAACTGATTAAAATAAGGGAGGAAATCCTCCTCCCTTATACAATATCACAAATTTAGCCATTTGTCAAGAAAATGATAAGCATTGTATTGGATGTAATATGCCTTGTGTTACTTATTGTAACAATCATTATTATAAGGAAAAAGTGAAACTGGCTTATCAACTGAAAAGCACTCCCTGACCGGAGTGCTTTTTCATGTCCTGAACCTGAAAGGAGCGCAAATGTCAAGTCGGATAGTAACACAGAAAAACAGCGGTGATTTTTCGGTAACAATCGGCAAACAGCAGAACGGAAAAGCCACCGGAACAGCAGTAGAGGGCTTATATCATCAGCGAGTAGTCATGAATTTCGGGGATGTTATCATTGACAGTGAATCCCTTGATTGCGAATTTGATATACCGTTTGACGATAACACAGAAGCTAACGAAGCAGAATTGACCATTTATAATTTGTCCTACGACACCACAAACAGGCTCAATTCAGGCGGAACAGTGACAGTAAAAGCCGGTTATGGCATTGATACCGGAGTTATTTTCAGCGGAAGAATTTCTGACAAAAAAGTTGTGAATGAGGACGGTGACAGGATTATCACGATTAAGGCTATTGACGGCGCAGGACTTAGCGAATGCGCTGTAGAGGTCTCGTATTGTGCAGGAAATACGGCACAGGGAATCCTTTACGACCTTTGCGCACGGCTAGGCTTTCCTATTGCGGCATTTGAACCGCTCCGTGACACAACATATGACAAGGATGTGACCGTTGACGGAAGCCTTATGGATGCAATTGAAAAATATGCCGGAATTTGCGGAGTATCGGCATATGTGTGTAAGGGTGCGCTTTACGTGCGACCTCTTTCATCTGACGGTACTGATACATTTGAACTTTCAGTTGAAACAGGGCTGTTGTCGGTAGAGGAATATGAAAAAACCCGAAATAACGGAGATTTTGAGGATATTGAGCGTGGTTTCACAATTGAAATGCTTCTCAATTATCGCATTCAGACCGGCTCAAAAGTGATACTATCCTCTGACCGTGCAAACGGGATTTACTATGTAAGCGAGGGCGAACATACCTTTGACGGCACGGACATGATAACAAAAATAATTGTACTGGAGGGATAAAATGTCAATTTCAGAGCTGATAAAGGAAATGACAAATCAACAGCTTCTAACACTTCACACTTGCCTGATTTGCATTGTTCTGGACGTTTATGAGGACGGAACGGCAAAAATTCATCCGCTAACCGTCATGCAGACAGCAAGCGGTGAAACAGTTCAGCATCAGGCATTAGACCATGTGCCAATGACCGAACAGGTGAAGAATGATGTTTCAACGGGAAGTATTTGCGTGGCGATTTTTGCGGAACGTGACATTTCCGGTGCGCTGAATGGCGAATATTATCTTCCGTCTGTCGGACGGCATCATTCACTGTCGGACGGAATAATCATCGGCACACTGGGAAAATCGGAGGGGTAATAATGCGTGATTTTGCACTTGACAGCAGCGGAGATATTGTCATTGAAAACTCCGATATTGCCCTTGTAAGTGGCGATGAACAGGAAGTTCAGAAAATTCGTCAGATTCTGGGGACAAGGCTTGGTGAGTGGGATTATGACGAAAATGAGGGCATTGACTTTGATGCATTTATGCAGAAAAATCCCGATTTACAGCGGATTCGTGAGACTGTGCGGAATGCTCTGAATGAAATCAGCGAGAGCTATGTCTTGCAGGATTGCAGTTATGAGATAAACAGCAGGCTGTTGAAACTCAGCGTTTCCGCAGAAAATCAGGGCGTTCAAGAGATATATCTTGAAGTAAATACAAATTGACAGGAGGGATAACAATGCCATTGACTGAACAAGGATTCAGCCGCCTGACCTACAATGAAATTTTGCAACAGCAAATCACGAGGGCAAAGGAACTTTTCGGGGATGATGCAGACACATCCGAAAAAAGCGTACTGGGGAAATATATTCGCCTGAATACGGTAGATTTTGCACAGCAGGAAGAAACTCTTGAAAATATATATCTTTCAAGATATATCGACACTGCAACGGGAGCTTCGCTTGACCGCCTTGCGCCTTTTGCAGGAATAAGCCGCAATCCACCGTCAAGGGCAACCTTGAAGCTTGCGTTGCTGAATAGCGCAGCGGCAGCGGCAACAATTCCAATGGGGACGAAATTCCGCACATCAACAGGAATTTCATTTCATTCGGTGAGTGAAACTGTAATTCAGCCGTCAAAATACGCAAACATCACGCTTGAATGTGATGAAATCGGGGCAATCGGGAACGTTTCCGACACGGAAATTACATTTTTAAATGCGCAGATTGCAAACGTTTCAATTATGAAAACAGCAGGCTTTTCGGACGGCAGTAATGCCGAAACCGACATTGAGCTACGCAGTAGGTGGAAGAATGCGCTTTCGGGTTCGGGAAGTGGAACGGCAGCGGCAATAATCGGAAAAGTAAGCCGTATTTCGGGAGTTTATGACTGCACAGTAACAGAAAATTCAACGGATGAAATGATTGCACTGGGGGACGGTGTTGCTATTTCTCCGCATACGTTCTTAACGAGTGTAAGTGCATCCTCCGACACATCGGAAACAGCTGTTGCGCAGGCAATTCTTGACAGCAAACCGCTTGGAATAGGCACATCCGGTAAAACAACCGTGAGCGTGAGCGATTCCGCAGGGATATCTCACAGCATTTCATTTACCATGAATCAGTCCTTTACACCGTTATTTTTTATTTACATTTCCGGGCAGGATGAACCTGATTTTGATGCGGAAACAGACGGGCAGGCAATTAAAAATGCAATTATTAATTACGTTAATGAGAGCAAAAGCACTCTCGGACAGACCCTTTATGCATCGTCACTTTATGCGCCAATAATCGAAAACACGAACATCCGCAGCATCAAGCAAATA